AAAGTGTTATATGCTGAATGAAAAATATAATCATTGGGGTTGGTTGATGTTAAAGCATTTTTTCCAATTTTTGAAACTCTTACTTGATATGTCATAAGGCTTTATCGTAAAAAATAAAATACTTGTAATTTTTAGATGCCCCCATATTATTTCTTATATAAAGATAATTGGTATCTACATAGAAATAAGTATCATACCCCGAAAATTCATCTGAGCCTTGTATTTTTCTCCAAGTGCCAGATGTTGTTTCTAAAAATACTAAAACAAACGGATAATATCCCAAACCGTGATATATTGGCTGTGTTGAATATGCCGAAACAGTAACCGAATTTCTTTCCTTTTCTTTAATTAAAACATAATCAACTGATGAGTCAACAAATAAAGCATAATGGTCTGGATTTGTATCAGTTAAGGCATTATAGCCCGGAAGAGAAACTCTTATGGTATATGCCATAGTTAGATATTGCCAATTACTATTCGTGGATTAGAGCCATCATTTATTACTATTCTTTTATTCGTCCCATCTATCACTACATTTCCCGTGCCAACATTTACCGAGCCTGTTAATGTCTGGCCCACCTCTGCTTGTGCGATAAAATAATTTGATTGTATCTTGCCCCCAATAATTCCCCCATCTTCATAATTAGAATCAATTTCTATCCCCGAGCTATATGGGGAAGAAATACTAACTTTGCTTAATGAATTTGGAAAATAATTATCCCATGATTTTATTATCATTTTTGTTTTTTTAAACTTGGGTCAGCACCATACCAAGCCCCAAATCCTTGTTCCTCCCAAATCAACTTAGCCATTAAAGCATTCTTAACTGGATCAAACATATCCTCAAAACTTGTAATGCCTAATTTCCTTAATTTATTGCCTTTTCTCCTTTGAAAATCAGCGAATGTTTTTGAATTAATTTGAAACAATCCCCGGTCTATTGAGCCATCAGGATTAACGTTTTCTGCTCGTGGATCTAATCTTAAATTTTCGCCTCCATAATCAACCCCATATCTTCCTCCTTTTTTAACATTTCCCCATCTTAATACTCTCATCCATTTATCTGTATCCGCACCAAAAATAGGCAATAATAATGAGTAAGTCTGTTGCCATTTTTTTTCTTCAGGTTGAGGTGTTGGAGTGGGGGTTGAAGTGGGGGCAAAAGTAGAAGATGAGGCATTTGCAACGCTATCCGGAAACAAATCTTTTTTTGTTACTGTTTCTGGAAATAAATCCTTAACGGTCACTGATTGTTTACTTGAAAACAAATCACCAATATATTGCAAAATCCCCTGAAGAGCGGATATCGGATTTAATTTTTGATTATATTTCTTTTCCATATTATTAAATCCTCTCAGATGACTGTTTAATATTAAAAACAAGACCACGAAAAGTAGGACGTTGACCCTTACCGTTCCAAACAATCTTAGCCGAAAGCTCTTTAAAGCTTCCCAGTCTGTCATAATTTATTCTTGCCTTTGATGAATATCCAGAAACACTTGCAACTAATTTATACTCATTATTATAATCCTTGTCAAGATAAATCTCAAGTTCTTGCCCAGGATCAGTAAATCCATAGATTTCAGAAATTTGATTATATTTAGTTGGGTCATCAAAGAAGAAATATTTAGTCCTAAATGAAGCGGTGATTGGTTGTCCCGCATCATCATGAACAAACCGATTAAGTCTAAATGTCCTCCCGTTGCTTGTTCCCAAAACTATTTGTTTTTCACCGCTATTGTCTACATAATGACAAATGCTTGAAATATCATAAGCAAACGACCATAACCACATCTCATCAAGGTTAGCATCATAAACAAAGCAGGCGTTAGCAATAGTTTGACCATCATAAGAAATGTTACCAAGATAACAAAAGTAGAGAAAATTAACAGCATACGAATTGATTTTGCTTGTGTCTATTCCGTTTTTTAATATCTGTTTGATTATTGGATACCAACCAACCCCAATTGGTGTTACTGATTTTCCATCGGTTTTAAAAAATCCTTCATTAGTCAAAAAATAATCCTCTCTTGTTTCTTCCATTGTTGCAATGGAACCCGCAAATGGAGACAAGCCAAAAAGTAAAAAAACCATGCTTTCGTTATATCGGTAAATACCTTCCTCTTTATAGATATTTAACCTATCGTTTATATTTGTTAACTTAATGATATTTCCTTTATAATCAATATCAATCGGTCTGTAATTAGCAGAGCTAATATCGTCTTGAATCGTTGTAAAAGGAGAAGATGGGCTTGACCCTTTATTTACATAGTCAATGCTTGACCAAGCAATATATGAACGATATGTGTTTGGAGGATAATAAGGAGAACCTACATAAATTCTTCTATGAAACTGAACAATAGTTCTTCCCCTGTGAGGAACAACTACATTGGAGCCAGAGGTATAATTAGTAAGCGTAAAAGTATTACCATTCCATTCAATATAATATCCCACTCCTGACGAGTTTTGATCTACGATATGAACCTTACCATTTAAAATAGTGGCGTCAGGATTAGTCCAGTTTTCTGAATGAGTATAAAGAGCCGACCCCCAATTTGATGCCGAGTTGGGATCAACCGCATAAATTTTATTCCCAGAAAATCTTAATAATTTTTTTCCAATTGATGGATTGGGAAATTTAAAATAAAACATCTTTACTACTTTGTTTGTATCAACCTGATTAAGATAGGTCTGAAGTCCCGGTCTTACTTCTTTTGCCCCAATTTGAGGCGACCACCAATTAATTAAATCAAGAAGTTCCTCATCTCTCATTAAAACAGGATTTACCCGCCTATTAACGGAGCCAAAATAGAAGTATGCATATTTTTTTTCTTCAATTTTACTAGCCATATCACATTACTGGCTCTAAATCAACTAATTCTGAAAATTGAACATGCCGATTTGATAGTCTTTTAATGTAAGACAAAAACGTCCTTAAAGTTGAAAAAGCATCATCTCTTAATGTTTTATATTCATCAAATTTTTTGTCTTTTAAATAACACTTAGCTAAAGCATAAGTAACAAACATTGAGGTGTGATTGATAAATGGTGATGGTAAAGTATCCGTTTGATTTGATAGGGTTGGTGGTGTGGGAATATACCAAATTCTCATAATATCACCGCTTGTTGGCTCTCTGTCAAGAATAATTTTGTTTGTTATTCCATCATTATAAATCGTATATCCATACCTAATATTGTTTTGAACAACCGTTCCTATACTATCAATTTTCTGCTCTGCTGCGCTATAGGGAAAAGTTTTGCCCCCATCAGTTGAAATTTTTACTGCTGCCTCAACTAAAAAGTCAGGATTAAGATTGTATTCTGTTTCATTACTTAATGTAATATCTTGTTTTTTCAAATCAAATCGTTTAGTTGCCACAGAAAGTTCTGTTTTTGCAATCCCCAAAAACTCATTTAAGAAATCAGAAACTTCATCTGAAGTCACAAATTCTTCTTTTGTATCTCCAAACAAAGAGAGGGTTCTGTCAATTAATGTTTTCTTAGAATAAAAAACAAAACCAGTGCCAGCAATTGGGTCGGAAAAATCACTTTCTTTTGTAGTGTATGAATTGTAAAATTTAAATTTATAGTAATAATTTGTTTGTGCGTCTGGATCTTCAAAATAAGTAACATCGTTGTCTATATCAATATCTATCGTGGCAAGAAGATTATATGTTCCATCAATTCCAGTTGTTGACCTGTAGATTTTAATTTGATCGTAATTAATTAAAGTAACTGGTGTGTCGGCATTATGGGGAAAACTCGTTGCTGAAGATAAAGTAAAAGTAGAAGGAGCAGTAATGCTAGAAATCCTTTTTATTTCAGTATTTTCAAAGCCGGGATTTCCCAATATAATAAAATCGTTATTACTAAAACCTGCTGTATTTTTAACAGTCAAAGTGGTTGATCCACTAGCCGCATCAGCGGCAAGGTATGTTTTTGGATTGTTTTTTGTTGGTGGACGTTTGATGTAAAATCGCATATATTTTTATTATAACACTGGTTTTAAATTTTCAATAGAATTAATTTTTGGTTTCAACTTTGTATAAGAACTAACATCTGCTTTTGGACTAACAATGTGTCCCACTTTTGATTTTGCTTTGATAAGATAATTAATTTCTGGTTTGTCTTCTTTCAAAAGGACTCTTATTAATCTTTCAGCCAATCTTGTTTTAACCTCATCAATAGAAACACCACCCTCTTCTAAAATCAAACGGGCTAACACATTAACAACATTATCAAAACCAATATTAGTAGGAAATTCATCATAAGCAGACTCACCATCATAATAATCCATATCATCATAAAAACCGCTTGGATAGGGTAATTCTTGTATAAGAGCAACTGTGATTTGCTGAATAAACTCTTGACCAATGGCTGTATCTGCTATGCTAGTTGATGCTAAAATAGATATAATTTCCTGAGCGGTCCCCGTCTCACCTAAAAGCAATTTTGCTAAATTATTAAGAGTCTCTGTCGCCGATCCTGTTTCTGATATAGATAAAAAAGCAACAATTTTAGCAATTGTATCTACTCCTACTGCACTATCAGAAGTAATAATTTTAATTAACAAAGGAAGAAGTGTGTCAGTCCCCGTTCCCGTTTCAGTTAAGGAAAACCCAGCAGATTCACTTGTAACATCAATACCAGTTCCTGATTCTGACAAAGATAATGAAACGTTTGCCGAGATTGTTTCTGTTGCGTTTACAATTAACCCTAAGCCATCATAGCTTGAATCACTATCATAATAGCATCCATCATCATACGCACCAGTTTCTTCATCAAGGTAAACAAATCTACCTAATAAACTTGTTAAAATACTATCACTTCCATTTACAATTAACCCTGAGCCATCATAGCTTGAAACTCCATCATAAGAACATCCATCATCATATACGCCAGTCTCTTCATCAACATAGATATATTTGTCAACCACACGATTTATTAATTAACTTACGCTAATGTAATTTGAAGCTGAACCTGCCAAATTTGACCAGATGCCTTAGTCCCTTGATTACTTACTTTTCTATTTAATAACTTTCCACCAGTTGCCGCATTTAAAACTCCAAATTCGTTCCATGCTTGATTTGCTTCAGTTCCTCCATACGTTGCCTGAAATGTTACTGTTTGTGAACTACCATAAGTTGGATAACCTGTATCCATTCCCTTTTTTACTCCAGATGTAAAAGTAGCTTCAGTGTCAGTTGCGCTTGCTGGTGTAGTCCCCGTCCCAACAATTATATGAGCATGAGCATTATCATATTTAGTCCCCCCAGTTCCAGCAACTAAAGTCCAAAGTTCATTTATTCCTTCATTGCAAAGAATGTTTCCCTCAAAAACATCAATAGCATAAGGTTTGTTATTCTTAAAATCTTCCTCATTCGCAAACTTTCTGATTGTCCATATTGCGCTTTCTGAAATTTTTTCTGAAATTTTTCCCATATTTTTTTGAAATAAACTTTTAATTTTTTTTATTTGCCTTTACTTGAACTACCGCCAAAAGAAAAGAAAAATGATTTGCTAGTTTTTGGTTTTGGTTCTGCCCATGAAGGTTTATAATAATCTAATACCTCTTGAGTTTTCCTCATCGCATCTGATAAATCTCTAGGCACTTTTTTTTCTAAATGCATAAAAGTATCTTTTAAAACAATCTCCTTCTGATCACTAATTCGTTGTGCGTTTTTTTCCCCCACTGTTTTATTATGCTTTAATATTTGTTCTATAACTTTTTTATTTTCATAAGCTATTTTCCTACTGTCCATACCTCTATCCCGGCTCATCACCGGGATAGAGATCGGACATTAGGTCAAACTAATATCACTTATTCTCAACTGGTGCTAAATGTTTTGTTTCTTAGAGCAAAATGAGCCGCTCTTGCAACAGTTCCGATATTACCCATCCAGCTTATAGTCACCTCATAGTCAAGCTTCTGAGTAATCTTTAACAACACACCATCGGTTCCTTTCTCAAACTCTAATTTTTGATATTCGCCAAAGACCAAGTCCTCGCTTGACAGACCTAAAATAGTGTCGTCTGGACAATCATAGTCTAACAGAACTGTTGCGTTTCCTTGCATGTAGTCAAGACCTTTCCAGCCACCGGATAAAACATCTTTTGGGCTGTATCTTATCTTGTCTACTTCAGACAAACCATAAACCGTGAATGCTTTTGCATTCATCACAATCCAATCTACCTTACCCACCTTATTCGCCTCAAAGTAAAGCTCGTGAATTTTTCTCATGATATTGGTGGGATTAATTGTTTCTGGGGTTGAATCTACAGGTGACGCCCAAGAATAATCGGTTGCTGGACTAAGATTCTGATATGATCCCGTGTCTGAAATCATGCTTTTAAATCCATCAAGCTCCTGCATAACATTATCATCTCCAGTCAAAAGATAGACTGGATCATTAGCAGCCCAAGATTGGGGTGAGGAAATGATAACTTGGTATTTACCAGTCTTCGCTGTAACTGTCACTGGACTCCCTGAAGCCCCTATCTTAATTCTTGTTCCAGGTGGTAAATATCTGGCATAGTCAATATTTCCATTGACCGATGGATTTAAATCAAGAGTTGTTGTGGAACTACCAGCGCTTGCGGCAGTAGCAACAACTGCAGATCCATCGTAATAAATCTGTCTATTGGCCTGCATCGCCAAATCTCTTGCCATGGTATCAGAATAAAATTTTAAGGGCTTAACAATCGCTCCTGCATTAGTTACGTTCAAAATTTGTTTTGGAATTGTAAATGAGCCAACTAATGTCTTAATAGTCGTATAAGTTTCATTCAATTTTGGCTCTCCATAATTGTATTTCTGACTTAGACCAACAGCTGCATATCCCGAATGGTAAGAAGTTCGCACTGGGATATACATTTTATCGTTTTCAAATCTGCTCACATTGACATTTGCTCTCTCTGCGGCTTGTCTTTCAGCTGACCATCCGCCAACAAGTTGCCACATTGGCGCCTTGTTATAGAATTGAGCCTCAACCGCAGGTCTTATTACCTTATGCAATGCGGCAGATAAAGATGTAAAATCTATAGCCATAGTTAAATCAGAAAAACTTATAACACAAAGCTATTTTTGATTGTTCTTACTTTGTCTTTAAGATTTCTGCCAAAGCTCTTTCAACAGATCCGTCATTAAAACTGTAACGTGGTGGAGGAGGTGTAGGCGTTCCTAATCCTCCTTCTTCACTTGCAGGAACTTTAGATGAAGTTCCTCCAACAAGCTGCCTTGCCTCAAACTTAACAAAGTCATCATGATAAACCACCCTTGCAATCTCATACGGACTTAAATCAGTATTGGGATTATTTTGGATAAACTCCAGAATTTTTTCCCTCTCTACCTTCGGTTTCCTTACTTTTACTCCATTTATCTCAACCTCTGATCCGTCAAAATCCTCCTCTAATTCATCAAGCGCTTCTTTTAACTCTAAACGAGCAGCGCTTGTTCTTACAGCTCTAGTGATAATTTCATTTTCCCATTCTTTCTTTCTTTCTTCAAATAATTTCTCTACCTCGTCTTTTGGGACAAAACCCAACCTTCTTAATTCCTCAACCACGGCTTGGTCTTGTGGGGAAAGAGTTGATTGTTTTTGACCTTCCCCTTCAGACTGCCTTGGTTTTGCGAGGCTTTTCTCCAACTCTGATAACCTCTGAGACCGTCTGGTAAATTCAGCTTCCAGACGCTTATATTCCTCATACAATTGGTCGGGTGTTAGTTCTCTATTCCCGACTTTGTATGTAGGCGAGGGTTCAGTCTCAGTCCCCTCCTTTTGTTCGGTTTTGGCTTGGTTGTCAGAGGAAGAATCTCCACCGGCGTTTAGCCTGTTTAATTCCTCCTCCAACAACTGCTCCGTTGTTTTCGCTGTCATGATTTTTTAAATAACTTGTAAAGGTTCAATACTTCCTTTCAATAGTTTAATCATAGTTATTCATTCTGTCAAGTGGTATTTAAAATTTTCCCATTCCATATTTATCATATTTTTGCAAGACTTCGTCTATTTTATAAAGTCCGCTTATCGTATCCGTATTTAGTCCAAATGCATCAACTTTCTCAACTAATGCTTCCATTATCTTAATCAACTTATGATAATCATCACCAACTGCCACCAAAACAAAAACAGTATCCATTCCTTTAACTGCATAATAATTACCATCAACTTTTGCAGAAATTCTCGTTTTGATAAATTTTTTGTATTTCTCATCAAAAATTAATTTAACCCAGTGCGTATCAGCATGTTTTGTTGAAAGTGGAACAGCAACCACATATTTCCCTGCTACATCTAATTTAACATCCTCACTCTTAGCCACTTTATAAATCACCTCAGAATAATTTCTAATTGATTCTGTATAAACAGCCGAAAGAGGAAATGGAAGTCTTGCACAAACATCTATTAAGTAAGGTGTTTTGTTTTTATCAACTCTTACTTCTGTTGATAATGCGCCACGATAATCAATTTTTTGCAGAATTGGTTTTAATTTGTCCGCTATTAATTGCAATGGTTCTGGCAAAGTATCAACGTATTTCCCGACGTAACAGGACTTGTTTTGTTCCACGCCCCACAAGTAAGGCTTTACCCAATCTTTACCATTAAAAAACAAATCAAATCCTGGTTCAATTCCTTCAATAAAATCTTCAACCATAAACTCATAAATCTCGTTAAATGGTCCTAATGCTACTTCTATTTCATCAAGATAAAGTTCAACATCATCATAAGTTTTTGCATAAAAGCTTTCAACATCACCTCTAAAGATATCAAGTTTTACAAACTTATTTGGATTTCTTTCTAAATATTTTCTTAACATCGGAATGCCTTTTATTTCAACTGTATATTGAGTAGGCAAGCCTATTTTCTTCTGAAGTCTTCTCATTAAAATCCGATGATTTTCTAGTTTTTCTCCTTCACCTGCACCATAAACAGGAATATCTAAATTTTGCCGAAGAAATTGGCAAAGATCACCCGCTCCAACATCAAAAAAAACTATTAAATCATTTTTTGGGATTTCTTCAAAAAAATATAAGGTTTTTTTAAGACCAACATCCTCGTAGCCAAGTCCAGGAGCATAATCCTCAAAACGAGGAAAGCCTCTTGCCCAAGGAGTAAAATAAGTGACATTATGACCATCTCTTGCCAAACGAAGAGCGTGCTCTAATGCGAGACCGAAATCATAAACTAAAATATTTAATTTTTTTCCTACACCACCAAAAGATTTCATATTAATTTAACCCATTTGTGATAATTTTTTAAGATATTTTCTCTTTTTTGAAAACTTCTTCTTGAGAACAGGACCTATTTTCTTAAATTCAGTCTCGTCTTTATGAATAACAACTTCAGATTTTTGCATGCTAAAACGATTAAACTTTTAACCCATATCCTTAATTTTTTTATGATACTTCGCCTTCTTGCTTGATTTATGCCATTTCTTTGTTCTTTCAGGATGTTTATTCATGTAAGCATAAAAATATTTTTCTCCCTCTTTTTCCCCATATTGTTTTTTAAAGTTTTTTAAGGCTTTTCTGCCTTCTGGTGTTAATGGCATAGACTATTTATTCTCAACTGGTAACGCCTGTTCAACTGGTGATACCGCTGCCTCCTGAGGGGGAGGCGTCGGAGGAGTTAGGGACGACGAGTTTGGACTAGGGGGTGATTGCGAAGTCTCGTTTGGGAGACTTTGAACTGGAGCACCTCCCCCGGCTATTTGACCCATCATTCTCAAAACCGTAATAACTGCCTGTTTCTGTTCAGGCGTCATGTTAGGAAATTGTGCTATTAATTGTTGAAAGTCTTTAGTCTCAATTGCCATTTTTTCTTCTGCTTCTAATAGATATCCCGTTGAACCTAATTTAAATATTCTCTTTAGCGTCTCTTTCCCAATTAATCCCAACTCTGCTAATTTAATTGCAGTATTCTTTTGCTCTTCTAGAGTATAACCTCTTGCATTATCTATTTCTATATTAAACCTCTCATACTCTGCGGGGATCTTCACTACATTTTCTCCGCTATGAATATCTGCATATTTTGCTGAAATAAAAGAAACTTTAGATAGTTTTTTTGGTAAATCAGAAATATAAAATTCTTTAGGAACTTTCCAGACGTGATATCTAAATAAAAAGATATCGGACAAGATACCAGTAATTACGTTTCTTAAATTCTCAACTACAGATGAATTGTTCTGATAAGCCTGTGAAACCATTGTTTCAATTAATTTAGCTGCTCTCACACCAGATGCTTTTTGAGGGAGATTGCCAGCAATTACTGGTGAAATAGTATAACGTTCTGCTAAATTAAACATCATCGTAAACCACTGAAGAATAAAGGGTGGAATATTTTGAATTTGAATTTGCTCAGGTTTTGTGGTAGTGTAACGAACAATTTGCCCGATCTCCTCATTCATTTGTGCATCTAAATTTTCTTCTTCCTGAACCAACCAACCACCTTTTGATAATCTTAAAATCAAATCTCCAATTCTGTGAGCAATTAAATCAATTGTGCGATTAACAGGAATAAGTCTATAAGCAAAGGAAGGTTGATATAAATCTCCTGAATAAATTGCAAATGGATGAATAGGAATAGTTTTTATGTCTGGATAATCATCATTTCTGTAAATATTTTTTGCCCCATCAATTGTTATAATTTTAAGACCATTAGGTGTTCTCAAAAAACATTCAAATAATAAAATCTCGTCTTTTCTTAATTGAGTAAATGAAGAATATTTTTCTGCCATATAAACATCCTTCCATGAAAAAAATGTTTCCCCACTAGAATAATTTTTAGGAAGAGTATAAAGCTTTGAGTTTTTTAAATCATTAATTTTTTTTCTTATTACTTTAACCACTAATTTTTGCTTGCTCCAATCTCTAATGGTGGGATCAAAAAGAATTTCAAACATATCCCATATCTTTACATCAGCATCATCACCATTCTCGTTAAGCGATACTTCTGCAAAAGACACATTATCAAACAAAGCATATTTAATCAATTGAGCAATTTTATTATTCATCCTTAATCTCTCATAATCATCTCGTGCCAATAAACTAAGATACATACTTGCATTAACGCCCTGATCATCGGATAAAAGTTTTGGAACAACAGTAAAGATAAAATTAGTTGAAAGAAGAAAATTTTGAAATTGATCTACTTGAGTAGCAATTTCAGGTAAGGCATTAATCTTTCTTACAGGAGCATCAGAAACAATTTTTTGTAATTCTTTGTTCCACCGAACAAAATGATTCCCTTCATAAGCCCGTCTTGATAAATAACCAATTGGTTCATGATTTTCTCTTATCTTTTTATACTCATAAATTATATCAAGCAGTTCTTTTGGATCCATAAATTATTACTCTAAACTTTTGATAACCTCAGATAAAGGCACATTAGTTAGTTCCTCCTCTTGAGGTATGTTTATCTTTGTCTCTTTTTTTTCTGGTGGACTAATTATCGTTTTAATAATTGGCTTGACTTCTTTCTTTTCCCCCGAAAAAAGATAAAAGAACACCATCCAAATGATGTTGTTTAAAAGTAAAATTAATGCCATTAATACCATATGTCATCATCAGTATAACTTTCATTTTTTAACTTGTCAAGTTCTCTTTTATATAGTGCGGTTCTTCTTAACCAAAATGGGGGAAGTTCTGGCGCAACTTTTTCAACTTTCTTTACACTGGGAAAAGGATAAGTCGCAACTATATATCTTAACGCATCTAAACAATGATTGTTCTCGTCTTTTGGTTCCTCTGATATTCCGTTTAGTTTCTCCTCATAACGATACAGCCTAATTTCCCGTAAAATATTTGTGCATTTTGGAAGAACATAAAGACGATTCTGGAAAATTAAATTTCTTACTTTCTCAATCCCCCCTGTTAAATCACGATTAGCAGACTGAATTTCAAAACGAATTTTTTTTGAAATTTCGTTCATTACCATTTTGTTTTCTGGATCGCCATACATCCCAACAATTTTATGTTTAGTCCTAAATTTATTAACTACCTGCTCAATCAAATCAAAAGAAATTTTTTCCAAAGCAAAATCTTCTGTCACATACAGATTTTTTTTGTTAGTAAAAGAAACGCAAACAATAGCACAAGGATCAGCCCATCCCCAATCAAAACCTAAGAAAGCCTTTTCTTCAAATTCATCTTTGTCAAATTCTTTAACATGTTTTGAAAAATCAAAATTAGAATAAACCCTTCCTGATGCTTTTGTTCCTATTGCCTCATATCTTCTTCTAAAAATTGTTGGATCAAGTTCAGCTTTTAATGCTTCCCACTCTGCTCTTGAAAATCCGGGATTATCAATTGATCTCCATCTCACCACCTCAACCTCCTGATCTCCTCCCATTTTCTCAGAATATTCATCCAGCCATCCGCCATCAGCAAGAGATGAAGTAATTAAAAGCCGTCCTCCAGTTGCGCCAATCCTTCCTCTCACAATCAAATAAGCCTTATATGAAATTAAATCACCTTCATCAATCCACACCCATTTTGCCGTAATCCCCTCAATATATTTCGGATCCTCAAGTGGTCTAAAAAAAACCTTACCTCCTGTTGGAAGATAAAGCGTCTTTTCTTTTTTAATAAAAAACTGTCGGTATTGGGGAAAGATTGTAAAGAATTTATCTAAAATAACATTGGAGACTTGATCGTGAGATAAACCACAGATCAAACCATTCTCGGTTGGATACTTTTGCATTTGCAGCTGGCTCCAAAAAACACCACAGGTAGTTTTACCTCCCTGAATCCCTGCAATAGCAAAAAGAAATCTTTTCTCAGAAGTTAAGATTTTGTATTGCCCCCAATGTGGTGTAAAAACAATCTGATTATTATTCTCCATCCTTATTAACATTAACTTGTGTTAGTGTTTGCTTTGTTCCCGGTGGTGCATTAATAATTACTGTTACTGGCAAACTTCCTCTCCCTCCTCCCTGCTCTGTTAGTCCTGCCCGATTTTGAATGTCCTGTGCGGCTCGCAATTGGATTTCTGGATCGTTTTTTGGATCAAGCATAATATCAATCTCTTTTAAAATTGCTATTGGCACAACCTGAAGATAAATCTGTCTAATTGCCGCAATCACCTCTTTTACTGCTGGATCAGAAAACAAAGCACGTGAAATTAGTTCTTGCTCATAACCCAAATCTCTCCCAAACGCTTTTTGTAATGCTTTACGTTGAGAAAGCCTATCAATAATTACTGCTTTTAAAAATGCCTTTTGAGCAGGAGCCAAACGGGAAAGATTAAGAATTTCCTCAAGCGCTTCCTTCATTTCTTTGGTTGCGATCAATTCCTTAAGCGTTCTTATTGTCATTCCCGCCTCCTTCTGTTTCTGTCTGCCTATCTCTATTGCTCGCTGCACTACCTCCTGCATTTTCTGTTTGTTGATCTGCCTCCTGTTTGAGATATTCATAAAATCTACCAAATAAACTTGTAAAAAACTTCTCGGAATGCTCACCAAAATATCCCCATTTCTCAACTGTCTCCTCATCAAACTTTGCGTTTTTGTTTATCTTTGTTCCTTTTTGAGGAATATACCAAGCAATAGTTGCCCCATTTTTAACATCTTTATTTTCCCATTCCTCAATTGCCTTTTGAAAATCCTCAGTTGCTAGTATATCAAAAACTTTTGCATAAAGCATCTTTCTAATAACACTTAAATAATAAAAAAGAGTTCTTGGTGGTATTCCAGTAAAATTACATATCTCCGATACCGTAAACCCAAAATCCATTTTTAGTCTATAACAAATAAAAGCAAGATGTAATGGCGGATTTTTTCTAAAAAGCCGTGCCGCTACAATTGTCATTTTATTAGTTGGGATTCTAAGATAAGTTTTTCTTCTTCTTTCCTCCCTCATTTTTTCAAGACGCTTAAGCATACGTTTATAGTTTAAAATAGTCATTGACAAAAGTCAATAAATATGCTATTTTTACCTTAAGGGGGGACGAGTAGTAATCGTCTTTCTCCGGCTCTTAGACGTTAAACAAAGAGCCGATGATGAAAACAAAAAGTTATATGTATTTGGATATGGAAAAATACATAACTGACAACTTTTATTTTGCATCAGCATTACTTTCCTTGGGTTACAAAAATTACTCTCTTAAACAAAACGGATCAAAAGTATTTTTCATTTTTAATTATCCAAAAGAAGAAATTCTTAAAAAAGAAGATGAGTATTGGCGAGAGGAAATGCTTGTTTCTCCTAAAAAACTATTTATGGCATATAAAGAACTTAAAACTCGCATTAATAGTTTAGGATTATATGTATATGAACGATCAAAACACAACTACAGAAACAACTCATGAGGGTTTTGTTCCTTTAATGAGAAGATTTAGATTTCATCCGTTTTGGACAGAGCCGAGGAGATTCTCAAGAGCAGAGGCGTGGATTGATTTACTTTTTCGGGCACATTACAGTGAAAAACCAGAAACAATCGTGGATAGAGGGGAGGAGATAACATTAAATGAAGGAGATGTTTTAACCTCAATGCTTACTCTCTCAAAAGACTGGAGAAGATCAAGAACCTTTGTAAAAAACTTTATAAAAACTTTAGAAAAAAATGGGGAAATTTTAATCAACAGAATGGACAACAGAAGATTAATAATTCATATTGTCAAATTCGCCTATTTTAAAAGACTTATACAACAGAATGGACAACAGACTTTACAACAGAGTGGACAACAGAAAAGCAACAGAAAGACACATAAGAATAAAGATAATAAAGAAAATAAAGAAAATATAAAATATTTGGGGAATATCCCCAAAGATTTAAAAAATCTGAAACCTAAGATTGGAACTGGAATAACTAAAGATTGGCAAGAACTAGCTTTTAGATATGCTAACTATCTTAATATTAAGCTCTCCGATCCGGATTTAAAAGCAAGATGGTTAAAGTTCTTTAAAGAGAACCATACTAAAAAAGTTATACATAGCGCACTCTCATTCTTAGTAGATTATCCTCCATTCCAAGAACTAAAAGAAGCAGAACACAAGATTAAATATTTCTTCGCTTACTGTTTTAAACACGATAATTAATAGAGAGTGCACTAAGATATATATAGTGCACTTTCGTTTTTTAAATGAGACGTCGTTTAATATATTTTTTTTAATTATTTGAGGCTAGAGACGTCGTTTAATCTAAATCGTTGAAATTTACCCCAAATCCTTTTTAAATTTTGGCATTTTTAATTTTGACGATATAAGATACTCGTTTTGAAAAAACTCTTAAATTTAGGGCGTTTGCGTTTTAAATTTTAGGGTGTTTAAAGGGCTTACGGGACTTCGGGGGAGAGGGGGGTATGAAACGGAAAACCGAGGCAAAACCCCCAACATCCCTTTTGCGCTTTCTAATGGGCTAAAAATAAAAAAACAAAAAATAGACGTCGTAAATTGATTGATATACGACGTCCCAAGCCTTGTGTCCCATTTTTTAGCCATAAAAATAAAAGATTTCTTTTATTTTTATGGTTGTTAGCGGTGATGATTGACCATAAATAAAAAAATAATCCTATTTTTTTATTTATGGCTGGTTGGCCGGGGTGATCTGGTGAAAACTTGCGGGGTTGACGAGGCTTAATATTCCACTTTCTTTTTCTCTCTTTTTCTCTCCCTGCTTTTCATTTTGGCTTATTTTCTCGCTCTAATCCTCAACTATTAAATAGCTCTTGACAAAATCAAAAATATATGTTATATAATATATAACAGTTAACAGTTAAACACTAAAGGAAGGGGGGTGATAACTTATGGACACAATTAAAAAAACGATTGAACTCACGGACTGGAGAAAATACGGGGAAGAGATCGCGAAAGATATAAGAAAAGAAATCACAGCCGGTGAACTAAAAACAAGGGATGATGTAGAAAATGCAATTCACGACGAAATAGACCGGATTTTTACCTACTATAATTTGTTTGATTATGCTTTTTTGCTGGACACTTTAGGCGATTTTTTTGATCCGGTTGATTTTTATCAGGACGGAAGCGAAACTATAGACGATCTAGTTTTAAGAGCGGGAGCGATGACTTTTAAAAACTATCTTTTAGACTTGCTAAAAGATGAAATCAACCGGCTGGATTAATCGCTCTTGACTTTACCGGTAAGCGCGGGCTTACCGGTAGAGATGAGGGGCGACAAAGTTAAAAGTTGAAAAAATAATAGAAGGGGGTGAAAATTATGGAGGAAAAAATAAAAAAGATTAAAAAAGCTTTAAGAGTAGTGAAAACGAAAAAAAGCAAACTGATTGCGATTTTAAGGAAGAGAGACGGGACGGTGGCAATGATAACTGACAGACTTGGGGAAGTGTTAAAAAAATTAGATAAGAGAGTAAGGGGGGAAGCGAACATTTCGGAGAT